GTTAGAGGATGGCCGGCAGTGCGCGGCATAATGTCTTTGCTGATTTCTCTGGCATTATTCGTTATGATTGTTCGGCCGACAGGAACCCGCTCTTCGTGCCCTTCGAGTAGGTTGGCGAGTAGTCTACTTTCTCTTATACCCACTTTCATTTACATAGCCTCCATACCTTCACACGCATTGGCTGTGTGGTTATTTATCCGGTCAGCAGTATTAAGCTTATGGATTCTAGCAATGGCAGCAAACGCCCCTAACATTACTCTGTTTCTGCGTTCCATATAATCTTTGACCATACTACGCAGGAACAGGGTGTCGAACATCGCAAGCCCCTCGTCCGTATCCTCAATGCATATAGTAGAGTGTATAGAGAGGGCTAAATTTATTCGAATCAATAACGAATCGGAAAACGCGAACGTTCTATATTCACCATTGCGATCGGTTATCGAATAGGTACTTACTACGTCAGAGGCTACTTTACGGATTCGCGCCACGCATACTCGACGCAATGTATTAAGGTCGGGACCATCATAGATCAAGTCGCCGCCAACATAGCGAAAGGTTTCGTTATTTTCCATTCCGCGCACTATGGAGTAAAACAGTTCGCGGCTTACCTGTACGTCACCTTCGGAAATGTTTGGCGGAATATCGCCGGTTAGTTGTTGTGCATCTGTGCCAACAATTTTGCCCGCACTATCTGTCTGTAGAATATATACCGATTTATAAGCTGCGGAACTCATGTTGCCACCTTACTTTATCAGAGGAGTTCCAATAACATTGAAGTTCATGTTCAACTTGGAACCATATTTGGATATGTTGGCATTACGTACTCGCATACGTGCTACAACGTCGATATAGCCTGCCGGAATGTTATCCTTGATTACGTCAAACACCTGTGTAAGCGAAGCGTTACTGAATGCTCGCTCGTTGTTTATACCACTCAACGAACTAAAGCCTGCTTCACCTGTGCCTTTAATATCACGGCCATATTCAGGTTCTTTCGACGATGTTGTACGGAAGCCAATGACGTACTGCATGATCTCCATGCCTTCAGGGCTAATGAAGCCCGGACCCAACACAGTAGCAAAGTCCACACTGACTTGCAGCATAATATCTGACACCAGTTGCAGTCGATACGTGTAGATGATTTCTTCCGAGTCATCCTGACGGCGCAACGTGCTAAACTTGAAGTTGGTGTTGGCATTAAACTCTTGGGCTATCGTACTTTCGATCTTGTAAGTCGGGTGCTGGCCGGTGACTCGAATCCCTTTGCCTGACACTAGATCAATAGTCGGTATTGGTAGAATAACGGGATGCGTATCGTGCCTAAGGAGCTTCAGAGCTTTACTGGTCAGTACGGCGTCTGTTACGATGCCCCGTAGATTTGTCTGCGGCGTACCCTCGCTTCTAATGTTATGGAATACAATGGTTTCGACTTCCAGGCCGCTGCGCGCAGGACTACTCAATATGATCTTGTTATCCACTACGGTATATAGCTTGCGGTGAATGTGCGTACCACTAACCGAAACAAACGTGTGTTCTTTAGACTGAGGCTCCACAGGCAGTTCAACGAACAGGGTATCACCAACGGTTATTGTACTTGTGCTCAGGATGTCGGTGCTATAGCCTTCGTCCTTGCGCATGATGATACTGCTAAACTCAATGTCCAGTCCCGAGCTGGGCGCAGAAACAAACACAATCTCCTGTGCAGCAGCGTCATAGGTATAAGCGGTAGTGCTCTGCAAAAGACCGCGAATGTAACCAAATACGTACTCGGAACCTTCTATAGGCCTAGACAATTTGAATCTACGCTTCATACCATCGCCAACGAACTCGTCGGAAACAATTTCAGTAAACGATCCGTTACCGGGCTCCTTAGTAATAAGCCGCATATCGATACCAGCGTGTGGAGGTACATCGCCAGCAAATTCAATTTCAGAACCGGCTATATCGTAAGCCGACTTGTGCTGCGTTACGCCGCCGATTGCGGTCATACAATGGTTAACGTCTTTCAACACGACGCCGCCCAGACTAAAGCGACTATCACGACCTGAACCCACATCGTTCAAGGTGCTAATGCGCAACTTGCCGGGAGAAACGTATAACGTATTCAGGTTCTTGCCCGTGTTCTTCGGTGGTGCCCATACAGGTAGATTGCCGACACCTCTTGTCAGTACCCAATCATTAGGTACACCGACCATAGCTGGCGGATAGTCTACTGAACCTAGGCCAGAGCCTGCAATGCGTCTCCAAACTACTACGGTTGAACGTTGATCGAAGTTTGGAATAGGTTCGCCATCTTTCTCTTCGAACGAGTTGCTGCCTGCTACGTAGGTGAACTTACGGGTTTCACCGCGAGCAGGGCCCGCAACAACGTACACGATAACTACTTCACCATTACGGAAGCTAAGTGCAGAGGTTAGTCCAGTCTGCTGGAATCGCGAAGGTGTCGCACCTATGTTTGGACTGCCAGAAAAAATACGGTCGTAGCTACTGAACGCCCATTGCATAGAGCCTGCGCCAAACTTCAGAGCAAAACCGGGACTGGTGGTTCCGTCTATGTTGTCGATAGCGTCCAATACGCTCAACACATTGAAGCTGCTGGTTTCTGGCGAAGGTAGGCGATAGACACCTGCCGCGGAAGGTACGCTGCTCAAGTCTCCGACCGTGACGTTTATCACAGAAGGATCAATACGCGCGGTTACCAACAGTGCGTGAATACGTGCGCTTCTGCCCGGATACAGGAAGTAAGGCTCTTCGAATACGCATCGACCAAACAGTATGCTGTCAGCCATGTACAACCCGATTTCGCGTATATGCATACCGTCTTCTGGAACAGCATGTTCGGGAATTTCGAAAGTGAATCGAGCAGTGTGTGTATCCAGCACCTCGATCAAATGGATTGTACCTTGATGCAGTGTATCGCCATTTAGATCAAAATCTGTGTCCCGGGTACGTTCGCTTGAATCTCCAATTTTAAAGTGGACAACATTAATCAGGACCCCGCCAGCTTTTGCATTGTTAGCTGCTTGGAGACCTAGATCGGTAATATGAATGACATTATCGGCCATTGTTGGCTCCGTTAATCGTTTGCAGGTAGCGGAAGAGAAACGCGGCAGTTATCGCAATAGTAAACTTGTTCGTCCGCAGCAGTCGCAATACCCATCTGGCTTTGGCATTTAGGGCATTGACCTTCTACGTCCAACAGCATAGAACCGGCTGTAGCTTCCGTACCTTTGTCAGCAGATGTGCTGGAGGGAACTTCTGCTTTATTCCACAAATTTAGAACGGTCGCGCCCGAAGGCATTTTTACTTCATGTACCATGATATATCTCCATATTAGTGTTATAAATTAGCTTGTTATTCTTGGTTGTAATTGACTGTAAATGTTACAGTTCCTATTCCAGAGAAGTCTGAACGATATAGGTACCAATCTGTGGCCACGCCTGCAGTTGTACGTGTGATAGTAAGAGGCCCCTCATTTTCTCCAACACTACCGTCATCTGGCCAAGTTGCACCGCCCATTCCGCCGGAAATACCTTCATCTATAGCAAACGTGACTAAGCCATAAGATACAGGCGATGCGAAATAGATATACTCGCTAGAAGGTGCGGTCAGTGTGAAGGATTCGCCCGACTCTATATCGGCAAAGTATTGTGTCAGATATTGGTCTATCTCGCCACCGTCATTTATGCCTATAGGGCCTGTACCGTAAGCAGGAACAAGTTGTCCTATAGTAATGACTTTGGACATTTCTATTTGATAGAAGCCTTCTGTGAATATAGCACGGATGACTATCTGCGTATTATTCAGAACGTCCGCAACGAACAGTTCACCTGCGTTGGTTAGATTAACTCCAGCAACCTGCGTATCTAGCACCCACTCAACATTATTGGAAGACGGTGTTTCACCTGTCCCCTCAACGGAAGGTTGACCCGCTCGGAATAACTCCAGCGTGTATGTTGTTATGGACTGCTCTACCAAACTATCCGGTCCATATATACGCAGGTCGCCAAGCGTACTCTCTTCTGCACCAATACGTACCGCATACTCTTCGTGTATAACGTGGCCGGCAAACTCCCAATCAGCTATGACGATCACCTCTACTGTTTCGCCGTTAACGGAGCGCAAGAAACCGTTCTGATCAATTAGTGCAATATCTCTAGGCACGTCCAGAGACCAGTCGTTAGACAGCGCAATTTCCTGTTCGCATCCATTATCGAATACCGTGAGCAGAGAATAGGAGCCCAAATCTTTTGTACGAATAGCGGAGGGCCCAACAATGCGAGAAAACATAGGAGCATCCGGTCCGAGTCGGTCGTAGTTCTTCACGATAACTGGATATTCCGCGACTTCCTTAAAGAACCTCGCGGTTATGATTGCTACGGTATGCTCTTCTACGGAACGGCCCTGTAAAACACCCGGACTAACTATATCCACAGCGGGTTCGGGATTGTTTAGCGGATCAGGGCTGCGCGCTCCCCAAACGGGGCGTACAATTTCCATGCTGCCGTCTGCGTACAGTGCTGTGGCGGTTAGAGTTACGCGCTTGCCTTCTAAGACTTCTGAAGGTCCGCTGATAACGAGTCCTGATATAATAGACACGTTTGGAATCAGAACAATAGGCTTGGTCTGCGTGTACACCTGTATACCGTTGTCATAGCGAGCATGTATTTCGATAATACCGATAGTAGGTGCAGAAAAAGTAAGCATACCAGCAGGCGTTATGTCAGCAAATGCAGGCGTGTTTACTATACTCCAATCCGGTGTAACCTCGACGTCACGGCCGTCATTGAAGTGGGCAAAGGCTCTGTACTTACCTACGATACCCTCTTTCAGGTTCTCAGGGCCGATAACGGTTATGTGTTCAATCTCGATGGGCGTATCATACACTGCCACAATCTTATTGGCGACCAAACCCTGTGCGCGAGCCTGCAACGAAACAGAAATAGCATTGCCTACGGAACCGGCAGTTAGTACGCCCGACTGATCAATAGAGAACCGGTCACTTGTCCATTCTGGGTTTACCTTTGTAACAGCGGCATTAGACCACGTCATAAAGGCGGCGTAACCTGCATCTGTTAGTTCTACTACCCGATCCGGTCCAACTATAGATAAGCTTACCGGAGTAATGTGGCTGCGGATAATCTCTATCAACTTAACCGAAACGTGTTTTATTCCTTTATACTGGAATGTAGCTTTTACGTTTGCAGTAAAGTCATCTTGGGGCTTGCCCGCTGTAGCGAACCCTTCCTGATCAATATGCAATGTAGGAGAAGATGATTCCCACATAACTAAAACCGTGCGATCAGTGCCGTCGCTGAAATATGCGTGTGCTTGAAATTGCTGGCCAGTAGCTTCCGTCATAGTGCCGGGCCCAACAATATCCAGCTGGGTTACTATCACGTCCATGGATACGCTCTTTAGAATTACGTCCTTAGTGGACCTGTGCTCGGCGTAGGCACGATCTATGATTGTGGCTTCCAGATAAAGCACTGTATCTTCCGGCGGATTACCCGTGTCGATAGAATAACCCTGCTTCTGCAATATGTAGGGAGACAAGGCGCGAATCTTAGCGTCTTCCAGCGGTCTTACGTGACCATCGGAATAATAACCATCGACCGAAACATCAAAAATGTCATCGCCTTGGACAATATCGGGAGCGTGAAGTCTAATGTAGTTTAGACGGGCTCCTGTGGCTTTAATCACCACATTCTTGGTATCACTAATACCTGCCACGGTTGTAGTGACTGCTACTGTAGTATCCCGAGTTACACGGGCAAAAATCACCTGCCCCCGATCATCGAATCTTACTAGATCAGGTCGGTCCGTAGAGTATTCGGGACTCGGCATTCGAACAACACGTCCACCCTGGCTTAGATTAATATCGGACGTGATTAACGCGACTGCATTTATATCTGACTCAAGGTCCTGCGTGTCGAACGTAACTCTGAATGACTTCGTACCGAAGGAAGAACTGCCTGTGCGATAAAGATACCAGTCGGCTACTTCGCCGTTAACTTCACGGGTTACTACAACAGGCCCGCTAGAGGTGCCTGCGTCCTGATCAGACCCGCCAGCACCGGCCCAACCGCCTTCTAAGTCGGTATCAGTGTCTACGAACGTAACTTTGCCCATAGCTACTGGGCTAGTCAGATAACCGTACTGCCCGTTCTCGGCAGTCAGTGTGAACGTGTTACCCGATACAAGAGGCTGATCAAGAAAATCAATGCCTGAAGCGTCCATAGTTATAGGACGAAGCGCACCGACAGCAGGAAATAATGTCTGTACACTCTGCTTTTTTAGCTTGAGAGGTTGTGTCGGTAAAACAGAAGTAGGCGAAGGCGCAATAGGCGCGTCGGAATCGAATCGAACGTCAGACAGCACTTGGAATATCTCGCCGCTCATAACCTCTTCTGGAATAAGAGTCTCTACCTGTCGTACTGTTTCTGATCCATAGCCTATTCTTCCTATGTCTACCTTATCTACGTATATTTTACCTGCTAGGCCGATAGTGACCTGTGCGGGAATAATAAAGTAGAAGTCCTTCACAACATGATTGATTGGAGCAAATTCAAAGTATGCCGCAAGCAAGCGATCCGTCAGTGTTTGGTCTTCTGGTAGAACGAGGTTAACGTCGGAGGGTAAAAGCTCCAGACCCAATTCAATGTGCGTAGTCTTATACCAGTCTCCACCTTCTGCTAGTCGTGGTCCGCCAGCTTCAGTATAGAAATCTAGGTAGTTATTCGTCCACAGATTACGCACCTGAAGTTCACGCCCTAACACGTACTGTACGCCTTTCACGAAATCTTTTGTACCGCTAATTTCGTGAAACAATGCCAGCATATATACTGACTTGGCCAAACGGTCTGCGTTGTGCGCAATTAGGTCAGCAGGAATATCGAAACCCAGTTGTTTGATAGTGTTCGATATTACTTCTGGGTCGGTGTCTTCAACAATATGGCGAAGGTCTTCTATTTCGCCAATAGGATCGCGTATCTGCTCCTGAATAGTATCAGACAACGCCTCCATGAACTCCAGCCAGGTCTTCTCGTTAGATAGGTATTCCGGCTGTAAACTTTCAAAGCTTATTTTCTTAGCCATTAGTAATCGCCTCTAACACCTAGTGTCCGTTCAGAGTATACAATATCAATCACAGGTGGGCCATCCAGAACCGTATAGTTGGTACGATCTTGCATGAGGATATCCTCTTCCGGACTGACGACGATCACATAGTCCACGCCTTCGATTTTACGAATTGCGTTTGTTATGTCAGACTCCGATAGCCTGCGCCCAAGAATGCCGGGCTTCTTCTCGAAAAGCTTTAATAGATTCTCGGAGGCGACAATGCGTATTTCGTTTTCCTTGGCGCTCGGCAGTATGGCAATCTTAACCCGTATCTTTACGTATACTTTATTTGGATTCCAAGTCTGAATGTCATAAGCATCGTGCATTAGAGGATGCATCCAGTCCACGAACGCACGCCATGCGCTAGACTGAGGATTAGGATTAGCGCCACCGAACGTGCTAGTTTCTTCCGGCAGTATGCAAAGGCGTACCATATTCATCCAGCGCAGATCGTCCGGAGCAATGTCACGCTGTCCTAGTACGGCACAGTCGGCTACGCCGGGATAGCCCATGATCGTGCTGCGTATATCTGCTCGGCTAATTGCGCGGCGTTTGGTCCGATGCATGTTCGAAGCAAACAGCTTGTAATACAACGCGCTCTTTTCATTTGCGCCGCCAGCAATGGACGTTATTGTTTCACCCTTTAGCTCGGAGTCACTGTTAACGCGAGCCTTTATACCGGGCAGTCCATTATTGCCTGCGCTGCCAGAGGTGATAACATAGCGTATGTGCATTGTGGTATTCTGATCCAACAGCTTACCGTGCTGGCCATCGCCGAAGAAGAAAGAGGTGTCACCATCACGCGCTGTACTTTCAAAGTAAACGGCTTCTTCGCCGTGATGCTCAAAGATGGCTTTATCTGTTTTATCCCAGACTGTTATATTGCCTGTATCTTTGTCTTCGGTGTAAATCAAAATATCGGCAGAGGAAACGACAAAACCTGGCTCTTGCAGATAAAATTCCCGCAACGCTAGGTCTTCGAAGTTTTGCAGATTGAATTTCTTCTCTTTGACCGTGCCGCTAAACACGTCCACGTTAGATATAGTAGAACCCGGCGGTACGATGTATTGCTCACGGTTGAAGAACGCCCGACCACTCAGATCGAATTGGGTGTAAGGCGGAATGAACTTGGTTCGAGTTGCGTAGTTACTTATTTCCAGCACGGTACTCGCGCAGGTCTTACGAGCTATCTCTACGCCGAGCATCCGCGTTCCTGCGAAGATGGAACTATCGCGAACAGCAGTGGGCAGAAAGGCTTCACGCAATGCAACGTCAATGTACAATTGGTTGGTTACATGTGAGCCTGCAAACAGGTCAAGTACCGTAGTACCGACAGACGTAGGTAGAATGTCTTCCCACGAGTCTTTCTGCTTTAGCTTACGACGCAGCGCCTCGAACAGCACCTGAAAGTCAGGTGTAACTTTACTAACAGGTACGGACGCCATTAGCTAAATCCTCTTGATAGGTTGAATTGGAAGTTGTAATCACGATCTTCCAACTCCGGTGCGCGGTACATAATATTCACGAAGTATTGCGCGTTGGAAGGGTCGGCCACTACAGATATGCTACTGAATACAATGCGATATTCCCCGTTCTCTTCAAGGGCGCGTTCCATACTGTACTTTATCTTGCTGGCGGTAATGTCATCAATAGGCTCAAACAGGTGTCTATTAACATCGCTGCCTACGGTTGGGCGAAACCATTTGCTGCCTTTCGGTGTTTCGAAAATCGCAGCTATGTTCTGATTTATAGCGTCGCCGTTTGTAACTATTTCAGCGGGTTCTTGGCCTGCTGACAGATTTATATCCGAATACAGGACTTCAATGTTTGCCATGATATTAGCCTGCGAACGTTGTGAGAGAAGTTATAGCAACCGAATCACCGCAGCTAAGTCCGTCAAACATACGCATCTTGGGTAATTGATCGGCAAAGGTCGTTACGCTACCTACCGCAGAGACAACAGGATGGCAGCCTGGCGGTCCAGGACAACAATGGGGTGCCCACATATCCGTCACTCGCACTTGAGCAAACTGATCGGTGAACGTAGAGATAGAGCCCATTATGGGGTTTGTAGGTGGCCAGCAGCCGTGCCCCATAGACACATCTACGGGCATACGAGCGCAGCCGAATCCGGAAGGACCGCTTGCGCCAAGTTGGTCTAAAGAAGCCATAACGATTACCTGTTGGTGTTTCGTTTAAATTATAACTGTAAACAAGTCGTGTATACCATTTACAGTTATCGGACAGACCCCGAGGAAATAAAATGCACAATTATTTGAAAACTATGGAAGAATTACTTTCTGCCAGGAACAAAGAAAATCGTACAGGGGTAGACGCACGTTCTAAAACGTTTAACTACCTGGACTTCCGACTCGATCACGGTAGAAGCTTCCCGGCGCTAACAACCAAACGTCTTCCCATAAAGTCTGTTATTGGCGAGCTATTGGGTTTCATTCGGGGTGCGGATAACGCGCAGACGTTTAAAGACCTGGGCAGTTCTGTTTGGAAGGATAACGCAAATAAGCAGAATCCAGAAGATATGCCGCAGAATAAGTGGTTGGCCAGCCCTTTACGTAAAGGCCATGACGATCTAGGACGTATCTACGGCGTTCAATGGAGACGGTGGGAAGATACGCGCCTAATTGCGAGCACGGACGGCGAATTTCTTGCTGACCTCGGCTATAAACGCGAAGGCCAGTTCACTAGACCTGGCGAGGATACTCCGACAGATGTTTGGCACCGGGATATTGATCAACTGGCTACTGTAGTCAAAGAAATAAAGAAGAATCCTAATAGTCGCAGGATGATCATAAGCGCGTGGAATCCAAGCGATATGGAAGCGATGGCGTTGCCCCCGTGCCACGTACTGCAACATTACCTGTGCGAAGAGCTAGGGGTCGAGGATAGAATAGACGCTCATATTGTTAATTTAGAG